GTTCTGTAAAATCTAGTCCCATTGCGACACTTGGCGGTGTGGTGGGGCCAGGAGCAACCTCGATAGGCGGTCGATCCGGGGGCACAAGCAGCGTAAGTTGTCCCGGGTCGGTCGGCGAAGTGAGGACCGGAGGGGCCACTGTTGGCTCCGATGACGGTGAAGTCCCGGGTCCAAAAGACTCCGGACGTTCGGGATGGGTCCCGGACAGACCAGAGGTCACTGGGTGTGCGCGCGATGAGGCCTTGTGTTTCTTCGCGTTTCACTGGGGACTGAAGGTAAAGCCACTATCCCTGTGGCAAGTCGATGGTCTATCCGGCTCGGAGCCCTACCATGATATTTGGGCTTCTTGCCAGGTGGCTGAAGGGTCTGGTTACGTTCTGGTGTCGGTGGCTGTTCTTGGGAAGTTGGTCCGCTATATGACCTACAGGCCTCGAACTGTCGCCACACCCCTCTTGCTTCAAACCAAGGCTGCTCAGGTAATGAAGGAGCTAGGCTTTAACGACGTGCAGGCATCGCTGGTCATTTCAGGCAGTGTCGCCGTCGCGCACCTAGTGACGGAACCTGAGCGGGCAGGTTGGAAGAGTATCCAAGGGGCTTGGCGAGGCATCGTCAGATGGACGGACTGGTTCCGACGGGGGTTCCTCGCGGACAACAGGATGGTGAACTGGGCAACTGGTGGAATCCTGACTTGTGCCGCTGGTGCATGGCTTTGGGCAGCCTTTGCCACAATCTTCCCCGGTCCGGCCTCGGTCGTTCTCGGTTGGTTGGGAGTGGCACTGGCCTATCTTGGCCTAGTGCCGGTGGTCGGTTGGATGATACCTTTGGTCCTATTCGGTCTCCTGCTTCTGTGGCGGACTCGACCAAGGGATAGGGTGGCCCTGAGCGCTGTATAGGAGGGCGGCTTAGAAGCTGGCCTTGGTATTTGTGTGGGGGTTAGGGAAACCGAGCTCCGACCTGATGCCAAGCTGACCTTGCCGGCAGACGAGCCGCTTTCTAAATGCGGTCATGGGTCATCAAGGAGGATGTATTGGTGCCATGTGCCGAATGTGGAGGGATGTTGGCGGCCTGCAGTGCACAGTCCATGTGTGCACAATGAGGTCACCTCCCTACATTTGCGTACCCTTGGGCCAACTCCAAAGGACCCGGGTCATCCGCTTCTACGAGACGAGTTTGCTCATTTGAGACGAATCGCGCGGGGGTTGGATATCCAGAGATGGAGTTTGGGCCAGGTGGTGGAGACCTACAAGGGTAGGCTCCGTAAGCGGTACCGTGAAGCGCTGGGTTCTCTACAGGGGGACGAGTTAAATATGCGTGACTATGAAATTAAGCCCTTCCTAAAGGCTGAGAAGTTTAACCCACTTCAGAAAGCCTCAAAGCCAAGGCTAGTTGCGCCTCGTTCCCCAAGGTACAACCTGGTGTTAGCCTCGTTCCTAAAGCCCTTTGAGCATGCGGTCTACAAGAAGCTCAAGGGCCCAAGGATGCAAGGTGTTCGGTCCACTCGCATTGTAGGAAAAGGACTAAATCTCGTGCAGAGAGCTGCCCTCATTGAGGAGAAGATGGATAACGTAGGCAATGGCTGTGTGATCATGGAGGTTGACGGACGCGCTTTCGAGGCCCATAACACTGAAAGCGATCTACGTAAAGAACAGTCTGTTTACCTTGCTGCGTATAGG